AAAACTAACAATGAGGCAACTGATGAGTAAAAGACATCGAGCAAAATCAAGTTCTCTATCCAAACGTAATACCCCGTATACGCCTGCAATCCAACGACACCTAGACTCCCTATCCCCGAAAGAACTGTGGGAAGTCTGTAGACCATTACCAATATTACTAGAGAAGAAATCAGAACAAGAAAAATTTCTAGAAATTCAAGATAGTAGAATCGTTGTATTTGGAATCCTGTCAAGACGGTTTGAATCAGGTTCGCTTGAACTTCGTGAGGATACATTGCACCCACTGGGGTTGAAACTGGATTACTCAGACCTGAAGCAGTCAGACCCCATATAAGAATTTTATCTGCAGGTAATTCTTCTACTGCACTAACACGTTCAAATTGATTCCAAAATGCAATATTAAAATCTGCGTTTGGTTGCACTGTTAATGGTGGTAGTCTGCCTATCCTTAACCATTCAACACCAACTTCGGGTGTTATCTTAATATTATAAGACTGTTGACCATTCAATACTCTAAGTGTTTCTAATGCAAGAGACGGATATATTTGATTATTCGCCATGACAGCGAGTGGAACTGCACGTATTGTTCCGTCTATAGAAGGTGAAGCACTTACAGTCCCTACACCGTAAACCGCCTCCTGAAGCGTTTGTATGGGACTAGAGATACCCTCATATGAGTATAACCAGTTCTCAGGTAATCCTTTACCTAACTTTGCAATACCAATATATGGTGCACTTCCTGTATCTTTTTGGTTAGTGGGTGAAGCGGAAAGCAGTGTAAGTTTGTTCCCTAATGCGTTTCTAAGTTCTTCGTCTTCTCCGAATCTATCAGGTTGTGCAAACGTAGCGGTCAATACTGAGGGACTTGTTTCAGGTGTTTTAGAAATCATTTCTGCCCATACTCCTCTAGGAAATGGGAACTGACCATATTTTTCTAATGCCTTTTCATCTATATCTACCAATACAATATCTTCAACCTGTAAAGGTTCTTTTTGTGTTTGTAAAAAATCGAAATAGTTAAGTCGGATTGACTCCATAAGAAATGGGTCTGAAACTCGAAGTCCAACTAAAAGAGCGATGGTTATTAAAACCGTCCACCATTTATACATAAACTTTACCTATAGAATATATGGGCGTGTAAGTGTATTGTTTGGTTTAAATGTTGTGCCCAATATGGATATATGTAATCTGCATGATACCACATTGCACCTTCTGTCACATCAAAATACTTATCAGTGTTCATAACTTCGTCAGCAATTTTTAAACTTTCTGCCCAAGTTTTACTGTCTTTTGGTCTATCAGATTTACCGTCACAAAACCAAGAGAACTGACATTGTCCTATTACAGGAACTTGATTCCCAGTCCAAGAAGTTCTCCATTGTTTAGTTTGATATACTACGTCACAAATATTATTTGGAAACATATCATGTTCTACACGATTCAAAGTGACATGTGCTACCGCAATTTTACCTGCAAGAGGTTGATTACCTGACTCGAAATAAATGTTCTGTGCTAAACAGTGAACACCCATATCAAAGTCAATGTATGGTGTTGCGTGTGCTTTTCCTGAGTAGAATCCTAAACAGAATCCTAAAACTGCAAGACAAAGATATTTATAATACTTTAATTTAATCATACGTATTATTATACCTCAGAATTAAGATATTGAATAGGTGTTTTATTTATTCTTGAGTGATGTTTATCGTGCAACCACCAACCGTATAACAAGCATTAGTTATGACATAAGATTGATTTTGATTCCCTTGTTGCAGTAAATTAAGGTTTGTATGTTCTGAACCTGTTAATGTTATTCTTGAATTATGATTAGCACTACCTTTTTGCATGATATCAACAACACTATCGTCTGAATTACCATAGTAATATGTTTGACTATAATGACTTCCTGAACCTTCCTGCCAGTGTTCGTGTTCTACACCGTCAACGTGAATGTCTAGATTATGTGTATGCGAACCACTTTGATATATGTCAACGTCATTATTATTACCCCAAATATGTCTACCATAAGTTGCACCGTCATATTGAATTACGTCTTCTACATTACCTGTTCCGTCAACGTCACCACCCCATGATTTTCCTGAACCCCAGTATGATACCCAACCAATGTAATTACCAGTTCCATTTTGTTGAAGATTAAATGTATTGTTTGCGTGTGCAAAAGAAAACTGAATAGTATTTTCATAACCTATTTGTGCAATATTAATATTTGCATTATCGCCAGCTGCGACTTGTTCAATATGCACGTGGTTATGTTCAGGGCCAGCAAAGCATTGTCCTATAAAAAATGTAAGTATGACTGCTATACCTAAATGTGTTCCTGTTAATTTCATTCTTGATTATGCCTTGGGTCTTGTTGTTGTTTTATTTTTTCTTCCAATTCTTTCTTATCAGGAAGAGTTTGTTGTTGTTGTGGTTGTGCCATTTTAATTTCCTTGTCTTATAATAATATTAATTGCTGAATCTCCACCCATTTCTATAAAAGATTCTTTTTCATTTGTTATTGTCGTAATAGACGCCATTGCATCTATGGGTAGCTTTATACTTATAGTTCCTTCAACCTCTCTATAAAAAGTTACTAATCCCGAACCTGTATCAACCATAGTATTGTATTGAGTATCTTTATCAAATCCTATGAGAGTTCCTTCAATACCATAATTATTACCACCACTGCCAGCTGTTCTATTGATACCAACCTTTCTGTCTAACTCTTCAACTATATCAAGTAAATCTTGGAGAAAGTCAACATCAAGTAAGTCAATATCTAATTCTGAAAATTCTAAATCACCTTCTGAATCTTTTAATGCATCAGTATCTAAACCGTCAAATTCTAAAAAGTCTACGTCTAATATACCACCGTCATCTGATTGTGTAGCAGATTCATCTATAACCTGTTGAACATCAGCAGGTGGACTTACAATAAACATATTATTAATAAGACTTGCTGATATGTTCTGTATTACAACTGGTGTAGTTGGATATGAATTCAAAGTAGATACCATTGTAGCTTGGTATGCTTCTTCCAATAAAACCTCTACACCTGATTCATTACTTACTGTTATAGACCCTGATGAGTCACCATTTGCATCAGGTAATAAAATAATAAGGCTACGCCCGAGTTCATCGATGGTTGTTGTGAAATCTGTGCCGTTAATCGCTATATTAGCAGTCGGCGTAGAAATCGCAATATTCGATTTATTCATTTTACCCAGTTTACCTGAGGCAAAACGTGCCGTGCCCATTACCATTCTCATCGACATTTTCGATAAGTCAGGATTTGGGTCATAGTATACTTCGTCTATAAAGACTAAGGTATGTTCAGTCAATGCAAGTTCTTCTTCGTCTAAAAACTCAATTAACATTCTCCCATTCCCAGTTTCTGCCTCGTCATAGAGGTTTATACTAGGCATTTCAGAAGAGGGTATTAAACTACCCTCTCTGATAATGTTTCCAATACCAGTCTGTTCAACTATGTCTCCTATCGTATCCGCAAAAGAGGGATACGACAAGAGAATAGCACTAATCGCCAGTATCTTTTTGGTTAATTGTAACTGTTGCATTATCAGAACTCAACTGTAAATCAATTTTGCCTGGGCATGTTTTATTTCCACAAGTTCCTGACGACTGTATAATATCCATATTGATAGTATCTCCAACATGCACGACTTTTAAATCGTGGTCGGAAGCGTCAAGTTGTTTTGTGTCAACATTATTACTGTCACCAGTAATGTCCATTTCCCATTTAGCTTGGTCTGAATCTATGTCGATAAAGAACTGGTTAGAGTTCCCGACTAAAGTTAAATCCATGTCCAAATAGTTCGCACTAGCGGCGTATCCTTGGTCAAAATCCCAAGTGTTACTGTCACCAGTTACTGTGATATCGTAGTCAGAATTATCTGAATCCCCAGTATCACCTATATTCCAATCAAAGATATTACTGTCACCAGTGAATACCATATCTATAGTAGAACTATCTAATATAGCAGGCCCGAATAGTTGGTTGCTGTTTCCGATTTGGTCAAGATTAAATGTAATACTTGTCCCTGTCAAAATCATATCGGACGCAACTGAACCATTAGACATAGTTCCACCGAATTTATTTCCGTAACCAACTTGGTCGATGGTCAACGTAAGTGTGTCCCCCGACTGTTGTAGAAATATTTCGTTATCGTCATCAGCTAAAAGAGGCATAACAAGCATAGTTACTAATAAACCTAAAGTTATTTTAGTTTTATTCATTTTCTTCGTTATTCTCCCCGATGGCATGTCGTTTATTACTGCCATCAATATTATGAGGGTGTCTATGTCTTCCGTCTATTGTCCAGTATTTTCTATCATGTCCTTGATAAATCATTTCTAGAACAGCAGCTTCTATAGCAGCCCTCGTTGCAAAAGTCACCGACTCATTCTCTGTCACCCCATCTTCTATTTCTATAAGTTGGGTATCCATATCCACGAATTTGAAAACATCAAATCCTTGAGATACACTTAAAACTGTTTTCTTTGTTTGGACATTCATAAGAACTTCACCTGTTAAAGTGCTAACTGCTCTTAATGAAACAACAATAGTATCTCTCCGATAGGCAGTCGAGTGTCCTACGCCAAGCGTTCTTGCGCCTCGGCCGCCAGTTTCCATATTGGTATCATACCCTATAATTCCACCTTCAAGTATGATGCCAGCAAAGAGTAAAGGTTGGATTGTAGTTTTATCGTCCCCGTCCTCTTTAAATTGTTCTCTTGTGCTTCTGACTATTTGTCTTTCACGCACAAGATTGTCTATTCCTTCTCTCTCAACCACACGGAACCATGTTCCACCACCTGCAGTTTTGAGTGCGTCTATCAACATTGCAGTAACACCTTGACTGACTGCTGTGCTAAATGTTGCGACTCCGTCTTGTCTTTTTCTTTGTCCTGTTAAATCTTTAAAACCATATACTGCGACTACAGGCATAACTTCAGCAGCTGGTAAATCTAATAATAATGCATATGCAGGAAGTTTAATTGCTTCAGGGTCTTCAATACATTCACCATACTCATTCATGATGAGAGTGGTGCAACTGTCTTTCATATGAGGAATACCTGCACAACTAGACAGTAAGAGTCCGAACACTCCGACTATCAAAAAGTTTTTCACTAAAAGCCTCCAGTGCCTATAGGAATCTCAATAGTTGTAGAAGTTCCGTCTGAACCAGTAATGGTCATGACAATCCAATCGTCACATAACCCATCTGCGTCACAGATTTCTTTCCTTTCATAAGTTATAGTGTTTCCTTCTAATGTAAATGAACCGTATGCGGCTCCCTCTTCGTTTGAAAACATATTTTCAACTAATTGTTTTGACAGCTGAGCATAGATACGTGATTCCAAATTTCTTATAAATTTGGCTAATACTGTATTTTCTGCTTCTCTTTGTTGTTTCAAAAGAGCTGCCCTTATGTCTTCAGCAATTTTATCAGCCCTAGATTTCTCTTGATTCTCAATCGTCAAATAATGGGCAGATGTTCCCACGCCACTAAAGCTTGGGTTTTTAAACTTGTGCACCAATTCGTCTGCATAAACGGACGGTGTTAAACTAACTAATGATAATACAAAGATAGATACTAAAACTCCTAATTCAAGTTTATCTTTTAGTTTTTCTTTTGTCATTCTTCTTTACCTCTTCGAGAGCTTCTTTTTCTTCTGCGTCCTGCAAGATTTCTTCTTGCTCTCGATATTCCAAAACAGTATTCACTTTTTCTTGAAGACGAATCATGTCTTGGTCTAGCATTCTCAGCTGGTCAGTTAATTTTATACTTGCAGTGAACATACGCACTAATGCAGGTTTAACTTCGTCTGTAATAAACTTCCATACATACCATATGAAGTAACCCATTCCAATCGCCATGACCACAGGGAAACCGAATTCCGCAATTAATTCTGCAATTTCCCTCATAATATTAGTCTCGTCTGGCGTCTATAGTTCCGTCCTCTACAAAATTCTCTGCTCTGGCAACACGGTCAATCGGTGGAGCTAACTTTAATGCGCTACTCACCAACAAGTCTATCTTAATTATATCGTTGTTCATTACACGTGCCCTAGTCTCGAGCATTGATATGATGTTTTCAGTGGAACTTATCTGACTTAAAACTGATTCAAAAATATATTTTAGTGTCAGATAGATGAAGAAAGCCATCACAACCGCAGTCCCGATTGGGATTCCCACTTCACTTAAAAATTGAAATATGTCCATGCCTCTATTTATAGGTTTGGACTATTGAGGAAGGAGTATTTAGGGCGATTTTTTAAACCACCCTGAATACTTATTTTCTGATTTGTTTGATAATCTCAGCTTTTGTTTTAGAAGGTGTAACTTCAATACCGTTGTTTTCAGCAAACTCAACAAGTTCTTTCTTAGTGAACTTCATAAGTTTTTGAGCTGAAGGTGCTTTGAAGGCAACTTCTTCTTCTTTAGGTGAACCCACCAGTGAGTCAACCCACCCATACTTGTCATTCAAAACATAAAGCACGGGCACTGCGATAATCAAGAGTATCAACCACATAGATGATTCCATAATATTCTCCATTATTTTAGATTATTTATTCGATTATTTTTTCTTCTTTAAGAAGGGTAAAAATTCCATATGCTAATGCGGGCCAAGCTAACATTTTGATAATAGGTGCAGCTACTAATACTAACACTGACATACCAATAATCATAGCACCGTCCCATGAGGTTCGTTCTGCTAATCTAGATTTAACCCAAGACATTACAAAGTCTAATTTTGCTTTAAACATATATTCTCCTATTTGGACTCTAGTTCAGTGATTTTACTTTCTAAAGCCTCGATACGTTTTAGAAGTAAAGGGTGTTTTTCAAACCACTTTTCTTCTTGTTTTATGATGTCCAAGCCAATTTTATCTTCACACCATTTATCTATTTTCAATAGTGTGGGCATCATAAATTTCAATGCGCCAGTTGTTGCCAACTTAAGCACAATGTTCTTTAAAATTCCTAATAAAAATCCTACCATGTGGGATATTTATCTAATTTTCGGTCTTGTTATTACCGATATTGTATTTAGGTGTAAGAATCCAGTCCTTTTTCTCTTTAAAAGGAATGATTTTAATTTGTGAAAGTGGTGCGGTAGGTTCGTTAATACTGTCAGGATTCACTACTTTTAACAGATTCCATTGCTGTAAAAGGTTAATAATAGTGTTTCTTCTACCAATATCGTTTTCATCTAGGTTACTAGGTTTACCGTCCAATATGAATAGTTCTTTGAAGTGTGTGATATAATACTTACCACGTTTGTGTAGAATATGACAAGACTGATAAAGTTCTTGTTCTTTTCTTGAGGCGACACCAATCCTCGTGAGAGTCTCACGTATCTTTAAAAAATCATCTTTTTCGGGGAATGTAATTTCGATTAAGTCTTTGACTTCTTGTTCATAACTTTCCATTATCCTTGCCACCTTTTATCATTCTCTTTTTCAACTCACGAACTTGCTTATCAGTAAGAACTTCTAAATATTCCTTTGCTTTTAGATTACTTACTTTATAGTAGTCCTTTATCGTCTCTAACTTTTTACTAACATAGGGTTTAGACCAAGTTGAAAATCTTTGTCTTTTCCTTAGTATATTTAGATAAAAAAGGTATTGAAGGCGGTTATCTACACCATGACGTATGTTCATTTCGTTTGCAAAATAAACTGCGTCCTGATGATAGGATAATGCTTTATTGGTTAGGAATGGGGCGTATTGTTTTTCTTCGATATCATCTACCATGATATCTCTCTTGGTATATGATACAGATTTTACAAAGTCAAAAGGATTTGTTTTTTTCATGCGGTATTAGTTCTATAAGAATCTATTAGTTCTTCACCAGTTAGTGCTTCACCAAAAGTATGTATAATTTTACCGTCCCTTTCACGAGTAATAACTCCATTGTTATATTCAGTATCTGTCACTGGGCCATTTACTTCTATTTCTTTTTTAGTAAATTCAGTTTCATAATGCATGGAAGTTATGCTATGAATGTGGATAGAGCGGACACCTTTAGCCCACTCTTCCGCTTCAAGTAAAAGTCTTTGTCTTTCGACTCTATAATTGAATTCACCCATTACGCAACAAATTCGTCTCCCTCGTCCCATGAACAACCTGTAAGACCACCTGATTGAAGTGCTTTGAGAGTTCTAACAATCTCGTCTGCATTCCTACCAGTGTCCAAGGCGTTACATTGAACCGACTGAATAATGCCAGTTGGGTCAACTATAAAAGTTGCACGAAGACTGACACCTGCTTCGTAATCAACAATTCCAAGTTCAGTGGATAATGATAATCCGCAATCAGCAAGTAAGGTATGTTTGATGTTTCTAATACCACCATTCACTTCCTTCCATGCTTTCTTACAGAATTCATTGTCACCACTAAATCCTACAACTGTTGCACCTGCTTCAACCACTTTATCCATTGCAGAAATTTCTGTTGGACAAATGAATGTGAAGTCTTTTGGATAAAAGTAAAATACTCTCCAACCTTCAAGGTCAGTTGAATTTACTGATACCATATCTTGATTTGAATCAACACCATTCAAAACGAAAGGTGGAAATTCGTCATTTACACTATGCATTACTTACTCCTAAATGTGCATTCACTCATTATTTCCGTCAAACATGCAACAAGATTCACCTCAGTATCGGCCGCAAATGCGGATTTATACTGATAGTCTGCTATGATTAAAACACATGCAGGAATCGAGGCAGGTTCAAGTTTAGTTTCAAGTGCGTTAAATATCTTTCTATACATTACAGATAAGTCATTGTCAGAATTTTCTCCAACCCATTTTCTCATTTCACCCCACTTCTTATCTTTAAGAGTGTTTATTAAAGGTGTTATTTTTTCTTCTGCAAGAGTAGAAAGCAACCCAGTATCGATTTCTCCACCGATACCATATCTTTGAACCTCATTTAGACAACGTCTAAAGTCGGGAAAGAATTTCATAATTAGTTCTGCAAGCACAGCTTGGTCAAACTTAATTCCTTCAAGTGTGCAAATCTCCATGAGTCTTGCTAAGAAAACAGACGCAAGTCTAGGTTTCTCACTTTTAGGAATTTTAAAATCAATAACAGTGCACCTTGAATGCAATGGATTGATTATTCGGTTCTTGAAATTACAGGTCATAATGAATCTGCAATTAGAACTGAACTCTTCAATGAATCCACGTAATGCAGGTTGAACAGATTCGGCGCTTATGTAGTCTGCTTCGTCTAGAATAACTACCTTTGGGCCTCCCTGTAAACTTGTCGTGGACGCAAAGTTTTTGATTTTGGTTCTTAGAGTATCGATTAATCGACCTTCGTCTGAACCGTTGATTACAATATAGTCTGCTCCTAATTCATTACATATCGCTTTTGCGACAGTTGTCTTACCACAACCAGCAGAACCATTTAATAGTAGGTTAGGTATCTCACCTGTTTCTACTATGTCTTTAAAGGTCTCATATAGACCACTTGGAAGCACACACTCGTCAACTTTTGACGGTCTATACTTCTCTACAAATAAAAATTCATTGTTCATAATATTAGTCTCTCAAATGGTTGTAAAATCCCCACCGATTTTACGGCGTGACCCACCCTAGTAGTGTGATGAGAAGGGTCACTCCCGAAAGTATTACAGAGACTGGCATAACACTAACACTTTATATATATGCCTTTAGGCATTAAATTTTGAGTCAGGTTCCAGTGCAATAAAATACTCTAAGTCGATATCTTTGTTTTTCCAATTAGATATCCCTTTACTTGATACAGATACTGTATAGTTACCTGCAAGAACTTTCAAGTTCTCAATCTTGAAGTTCATAGCGAATGTAGCACCTGTTCCTGTTCCTACTATCCTGCTAAATGTATTTGTTGTTGAATTCTTTTTGTCTTTAACGGTCAAAGATATAGTTGTCCCGTCTGACTCAAGAACTAAATCAGATACACCCAATACACTAGACGCTTTGTTCAAGTCGTTTAATAGTGTGCTACTGATATCAAATGATATTTCTGCTTCAGGCATAGTTATCATTTTCTCAGGTGAAGTAACCATACCTTCACTTGCATAGAAATATGACATTGACGAATTGTTATCCGTAACAGTCATAGCTGCATCGTTGAACTGAAAGTCGGGGTCTTCAAATAAAGAAGTCGCACCTAAGAATTCAGGTAGGTTATACACAGAAAATCCTTGTGGGAACGATTCATTAACCGTTGCAACCGCAAGTATATTCTTCATATTGGAAATAGTTTCCAATTTGTTTCCAGCACTTACTTTAATGCCAGAGTTTATCGTAGAGAAGTTCTTTAGAACTTCCTTCGTTTCATTACTTATTTTCATCACGTTTTAGTCTCCTATCATGATTGTTAAGAGCAAGAAATCCATAATGGATTACTTTCAAAAGGTCTGCTCTATTATACCCATCTTTTTTTCCGTATCTTTGGGCATATTTCATAATATTCCCGATACA